GGAGTAGATCTAGCTACTGGAAATTATGATAATATTGGAAAGCGTACTAGAGATTTTGGTAGAGGACTTGTAAGTACGGTCCCAGCATTACGTGCAGGAAAAGATGTATATAAAATGGGGCAAGACGCCTGGGAAGGCAATTACGCAGATGTACTTGCTAGAGGAACAGCTCTCGGATTAAGAGCCCCAGGAATTGGTAAAGGATTAGAATATTACGGAACTAAAGTTGGGGGGAAGTTTCTTCCAGAATCATGGCAAAGTTTAGGAGGAATTCCTGCAATTAGCAGTTTTTTTAATAAACGTACCGCGCCTCAAATTTCTACAAGTTTAGTTAAACCATTAAAAGAAAGTTAAGAAGTGTTATATAATAATAACAATCTTAAAAAATAAAAAACTATAAAAAATATCAATATAATTATTAAATTTGTAACTTAAAACTAAAACAATATATGGAACCAAATGAAAAAATTCAACTAGACGATATTACCTTTGACGATGTCATTGCAGGTGATGGAGTTGATACAGTTGCTGTCGATGAGATCGATAAGCCTGTAGAAGAAGTAAAAGAAGAACCTACTAATGAGCTTGATGATATTGAGGATACAGTAGAAGAAGCAGAAACAGAAGTAGAAGAAGAAACTGAAGACGTACAAGATAACGAAATAGATGATGATGTAGAGCCATCTGAAGACGGGAGTGAAGATACAATTGTATCAGAAGTTCTATCTAAGTTAGGGTATGAAGTTGATCAGGAATATGCTGATACCTCAGAAGGATTAGCTAACATGACAAAAGATATAGCTTCTAAAATAGCTGATGATAGAATAGATGAAGTACTTGAAGCATTTCCTTTAGTTAAAGAGCATTTACAATATGTTATGAATGGAGGAGAGTCACAAAATTTTATGCAAGCTTATGATCCTAATTTAGATTATAATAGGATAGAAATTGCAGAAGATGATACTCGTAGTCAAAAAGCGATCTTATCAGATTACTTTACAACTAAAGGACATGATAAAGAGTTTATAGAAGAAATTCTTGAAGATTATGAAGATTCTGGAAAGTTACACAATAAAGCTGAGGCAGCAAGACAAGCTTTAGGTAAAGTACAGGCTCAACAAAAAAGTCAAATGGTAGAACAACAAAAAGCAGTTTTACAGCAACAGCATGCAGAACAGCAAAAGTTCTGGGAAGATGTTTCTAATACCATTAAAAATTCTGATGAATTTGCAGGACTAAGAGTTCCAGAAAAAGAAAAGTCTAAATTTTTTAATTGGCTTTCTAAGCCAGTGCAAAAAAATGGTTATACTGAAAGAGATCTTGCACATGCAAACTCTGACATGGAAACTAAATTAGCAGTAGACTATTTAATGTTTAAAGGATTTAACTTAGAACAAATTATTAATAGTAAAGCTAAGACTAAAGCAGCTACATCATTAAGAGATAAAATATCTAGAAGCGAGGATAAAGTAAAAAGCGCTCGTAAAAAATCTAGAAAAAGTAAAAATATTGATCTAGATAATTTAGATTTAAACATTTAAAAATATACCTAAACAGGGAAATAGGTACCCTATAAAATTAAAATAAAAATGGCAGTAAACGGAACAAATATAAGCGTCCAAAAGACGTTTTACAACGACTCGCAAATGACAGACATGAACAGTCTTGCAAATGCATTGTTGGCAAAACCTACTGAACTGTCTCCAATTATTACTCATTTAGCAGGAAAAGACGATAAAAGATTTCCACTATCTTTCTTAACGGAAGGTGTTGGTAACACTAAGTCTATTGACCGTTTAGAATATGAGTATCGTGTGGCAACACATAGATTAAGAACGAGACCAGTAGCAGCAGCAGGGCCAACAGGATCATCAATCGGATTAGGAGGAGCAACTTTTGAGTTGGAATTTCCTGACAAACACTTCGTATTCCCATACGTATTAGTATCTCAATCAGGTACTCAAGCGCGTATTATGAAAGCACCAGAGCAAGTAGCTGGAGGTTCTTCATGGAAATACACTTTACAATTAATTAATCCAGCAGCTACAGCAGTGATGCCAGCAGCTGATTGTGTAGCAGGAGCGTTATATGCGCAAATGTATGCACCTGTAGGAGTAGACTTCTCTAGAGGTAATGCTTCTAACTGGGAAACTCCAGGTAAAGTAAGAAACAAACTAACTACAGTTAGAAAATCTTACCACATGTCTGGAAACGCTAAAGATTATGTAGCAGAATTTGCTCTACCAACTAAAGGTGGATCTACTACTAAACTTTGGATGGACTATGAAGAGTACTTACATATGCTTGACTTTAAAGAAGAGTGTGAAATGTACTACTGGTACGGTCAAAAAACTTACGATGCAAACGGTCAAACTTACATGAAAGATGAAAATGGACAGCCTGTAATTGTAGGTCCTGGTCTTTTAGAGCAAATTGTTGAAACAGACACTTACTCTACAATGACTGAAACAAAATTAAAGAACATCATCGGAGATTTATTTTATTCAATGACTGATGCTTCTAAAAAACAAGTAACTCTTTACACTGGTACTGGTGGTGCTAGAGAATTTGATGAGGCTCTTAAAAATCATTTTTCAAGTAATACTTGGAAAGTTGGTGGTGAGAACAGATTCATCACAGGTTCTGGTAGATCATTAGGTCTAACTGGTTACTTTACTTCGTACGAGCATGTAGATGGACATATGGTAAATGTGGTAAAACTTCCACTATTTGACCATGGTGCAGTTGCTCAAGCTCGTGCTAAGCACCCAACAACTGGATACTCTCTTGAGTCTTATAGAATGGTATTTGTTGATCAATCAAATTATGATGGTCAAAATAACTTACAAATGATCTCTAAGAAAGGTCGTGAGTCTATGAGATGGTGTGTAGCTGGATCTGTAGTCCCTAGAGGATTTGATTCAACTTCTGCTAGAGCATCTGATGTTGACGGGGCAAGCGTTCATATGTTAAAAACAGCTGGTATCGCTCTTAAGAGATTTGATACTTCGCTTGATATTACATGTGTAGCGTCCTAATTTGGCATTAACGTGCGTCTATATATTGGTTTTTGATTAAGGTTGTGGGGGAGCAATCCCCCGCTTCTTTAATTAATTATTATACGGAGAGTTATTCTTTACATCCACTTAATTTAAACTTTAAAAGAACTATTATTATGAGTAAAAAAGTATTTTTAAGGAGAAAGGACCTAGGAGGTCACTTACCTAAAGCAGTAAGAGCTGAAGCAAGAACTAGGCTTAGTAGTGTCTATGTAAATAGACAACCTTTAAAAGGATTTAGTCCTGATGAAGAAAAAAAATATATGCAAGGAATTTTAGATGTTTCGCCTGAACATGTTGATTGGCCAAAACATTCTAAGAATTTCTGGGCAGATCTTTCAATTCCAGTAGGCTTTACAGGTATTGAATTAGAAATAGGGAAAGATGAAAGCGGTGCTCCATTGAGCATTATGGATTATATTAAATATAATTTTGCAATTAAACATCCTTATGTAGCATTAACTAAAGAAGAGATGGAAACAGATATTACTAAAAAATTCTATATTCAAGATCTTTCAAGAGAAGATAAAGTTAAAAATAACTCTATTAAACTTAAAAAAGATGCAGATAAAGAATTTATTAAAGTTTCTTCTAATCTTAGTAATATGAAAAGAATTTTAAGATTAATGTCTAACACTAATCCAGATAGAATGACAGATGATCAAATTGAAAATTCTCTTTATGAATTAAAAAATGCTAGTCCTAAAAAGTTTGTGAGAATAGCAACAGACAAAAATTTAGAATTAAAATCAGAAATTGAAGAAATGATTTCAGCAGGAGTTTTAAGGAAGATTGGAAATCAAGTAATTTTTATTGATGAGGTACTTGGTGATACAACTGAAGATACAGTAATACATCTTAAAGATAAAAAGAACTCTGGGAAATTAACTATATTAAGAGCAAAACTAAAAGAATTATCTTTAATATAATATGAATGTAAATCAAATGCATATAGCAATTCAGCAAGGAGTGGATAAAATAAATTCACTCCAAGCTGATATGCTACTATCTGAAGAAATTGATATAGAACTAAATAAATCTATGTCAAGATTTCTTAATACTAAGTATGGGAGAAATAATATATACAGGCAAGGTTTTGAACAAAGTCAAAAAAGAATTGATGACCTTAGAAGTTTAGTTACTGAATATTCTGCTCCTGTAGTTTTTAAAGAGCAGTATAATAATGATTTTTGGGTAGATCAATTTAAACTTCCTTCTGATTATTTATACTTAGTAAATCAAAGATCTGAAATTTTTACAGATAATTGTAATCCTATTACTTATAACTTAGATGATACTAATCCTACATCTTATTTTGTATTACCATTTGATAATCTACATAATGGTACAGATATGACGATAGGTATAGCAGCAGTTGCTGATATTACAGATGTAACTGCAGGGTATGCTTTAACATCAGTATGGCCAAGTACTTGGACATATCCACAAGATATACAACAACTTAAAGATCATTTACTTACCCCTACTAATTGGAATTCTGGATTTGAAATACATTGGGAAATGTATGGGCAGTTACATCACCCAAATGCTTTTATTGTTATTATAGATACTGCTGTTTGGCCTTGGTTTAACTGGGACTCTTCAGTAGGAATACAAACGACTTTAGTAACACCTTATCCAGGAACAACTGCATTTGATGATCCTGCGTATAATGAGTATGTATATGCTCAATATTCAGAAGATAGTTTAGGGGCTAAAAGATTACCTCCAGCAAACGCAACAAAAGAATTTGCATTTAATAAATTTATACAGCAGGATGACATATTTAAACTTTTAGACGATCCTTTTAATACAACAAAACATACATCTCCTTTAACAACAATGCGAGGAGAATATATAGATA